GCAGTTAATAAATCTCTTCTTAAAAGTCGCGGCATTGACTTAGAACGATTGGTTGTTATCAATGTTGTTACAATCGAACAGTTTAGACAGAAGGCACTGCAGGCAGTAGATATATACTTAAAAAAACCTGAAGATGAGCGCAAACCCTGCATGTTTGTGCTAGACTCTTTGGGGATGCTTTCTACAGAGAAAGAAATCACCGACGCACTGAACGACAAACAAGTTCGTGACATGACCAAATCCCAATTGGTCAAAGGTGCGTTTCGTATGCTCACACTTAAACTAGGACAAGCAAATGTTCCGCTCATTGTCACAAATCACACATACGATGTCATCGGAGCTTACGTACCAACTAAAGAAATGGGAGGAGGCAGTGGCCTCAAGTATGCCGCCAGTACGATCATTTATCTCACAAAGAAAAAAGAAAAGGATGGAACGACTGTTATCGGCAACCTTATCAAAGCTAAGACTCACAAGTCGCGTTTAAGTAAGGAGAATAAAGATGTTACGGTGCGTCTCTATTACGATGAGCGTGGTCTTGATCGATATTATGGTTTACTTGAGTTGGGTGAACTGGGAGGTCTCTGGAAAAATGTTGCAGGTCGTTATGAGATAGACGGTAAGAAAGTCTATGCCAAAGCAATCTACAAAGACCCAGAAGCATACTTCACCCCAGAGGTTATGGAAAAACTTGATGCTATTGCAAAGGATGAATTTAGTTATGGAACGTAATACACGACATAGTGTAGACAAAGGTAAAGAATTTATTAATTCTGGAATGACCCTTATTACTGATCTTGAAAGTGACAAGCACCTTGAAAAATCTAAAAATATTAAAGACAAAAATAAACGTCAACAAAGTAGTTGAGCAACTTAAAAAGTATCCAGGAGACTGGGACCACCAGAAGAATCTGGAGAGGTCCCAGTCTCTTGTTGACAGAGGGTTTGCTGACTTGCCAGTTAGCGCACTTCAACTTATAATAGGTGGGGTCCGTAACAAGGAAGACTTTGTTGGGGACTCTGAGATTAACATCAAAACCCCTGCCTACGCTCATCACAGTGAGATTAGAAAGATCATACGCAAGCACTTTAAGAATGCAGATATTCACAGATGCGGTTTTCTTTCACTTCCTGTAGATGGTATGGTTGGAGCACATATTGATGAAGGAACATACTATCTGAGCAGAAACAGATATCACCTTTCAATACTTGGAAGGTATCAATATTTCTGTGGCAAAGAAACTGTCATTGTTGAACCAGGAACTCTTCTTTGGTTCAATAACAAACTACCTCATGGAACCGTTAACATCGGTGATGAAACACGTATAACCTTCGTATTTGACATTCCACATGGACAAAGTTGAAATTCTAATTCTAAGAAATCTTCTTTACAATGAGGAGTATCTTCGTAAGGTAATTCCTTTTATTAAATCTGAATACTATGAAGATTCTAATCAAAAGATTGTTTTTGAAGAAATAGAACAATTTGTTCAAAAATATAATCAACCAGCAACAAAGGAAGTCCTTTGTATTGAAGTAGAAAAACGACAAGACATTAATGATACAACTTTTAGTGAGATTACAAAACTCATTAGTTATCTTGATGATGTCCCTACAGATCATGATTGGTTAGTAGATACCACTGAAAAATGGTGTAGAGATCGGGCGATCTATCTGGCACTTATGGAATCTATTTCACTTGCTGAGGGAAATAGTAAAGAGAAAGATCGTGATGCTATCCCTAGTATTCTATCAGAAGCTCTGGCAGTTTCTTTTGATGCTCACGTAGGACATGACTACTTACTTGATTATGAAGAAAGATATGAATCATACCACCGTGAAGAAGACAAAATCCCGTTCGACCTGGAGTATTTCAATAAGATTACGAAAGGTGGTCTCCCGAATAAAACACTTAACATTGCTCTCGCTGGCACTGGTGTCGGCAAAAGTTTGTTTATGTGTCATGTTGCGGCTGCCGCACTCCTGGGAGGGAAAAACGTATTATACATCACGGCTGAAATGGCTGAAGAGAAAATTGCGGAGCGAATTGATGCTAACTTACTCAATGTACCTATTCAAGAGATAACAGATCTTCCTAAATTAATGTTTGAGGAAAAGGTAACAAAACTATCGCAGAAAACTCAAGGTTCTCTTATAATTAAAGAATATCCAACTGCATCTGCACATAGTGGACACTTTAGGTCACTTCTTAATGAACTTGCACTTAAGAAATCATTTAGACCTGATATTATTTTCATTGATTACCTTAATATATGTGCTTCCGAAAGATATCGCGCTGGTAGTAATGTCAATTCATATACAGTTGTCAAAGCAATTGCTGAAGAACTTCGAGGACTCGCTGTCGAAGCGAACGTACCTATCGTATCTGCCACCCAGACCACTCGTTCTGGTTATGGTAGCTCTGACGTTGACATTACTGACACTAGTGAGTCCTTTGGTCTCCCTGCTACTGCTGATCTTATGTTTGCCCTTATTTCTACAGATGACCTTGAGGGATTAGGACAAATTATGGTTAAGCAATTGAAGAATAGATATAATGATCCAACTATTTCTAAAAGATTTGTGGTTGGTATTGATCGTGCCAAGATGAGACTGTATGATTGTGAACAGACTGCACAGGATGATATCCTTGACAGTGGTAGAGATGAAGAGTATAATAACGATGAGCATAAACCAAAGAAATCATTTGAGGGGTTTAAGTTTTGAACGGATACTACTCTGTATTTGATCCAACTGGTAAAAAGATTGCTGATTGCGGTTCTATTAAAGATGCCGTTAATCTTATTGGGACAAGAGGTGATGGACATTATTACCAATTTAAACCAACTTACGAAACCGTTGAGGTCAAACTTTTAGAAAGACCCAAACTCCCAACTAAAGATATTATCGTCAATATGGACGGTGGTGTTGGTGGTAGTTGGGAAGAGGTAGAATATATTGAAGTAGAAGGTCAAAAACTTCCTACACAACAACTTCCTCAAAATTGCCAAGAACCATTTATCCCGGATTTTCATGACTAAAGTTGACACTGAAAAATATGTAGAATTTGTCAGGGGAGTAACCAGTGAACCAAGTCTCGACTATGGTGCAATGGGATCTCGTCTTGCAGAACTTGAGGTAACTGGAACGAATACATCACAGTTACTTACTGCTGCTCTTGGTCTCTGTGCCGAGTCTGGTGAGTTTACTGAGGTTGTGAAAAAGATTATCTTCCAGGGTAAACCATATAACGAAGAGAATGTCTTTCACATGAAACGTGAACTGGGAGATATCTGCTGGTATCTTGCTCAGGCATGTATGGCACTTGATACTACCTTTGATGAAATCATTGAGATGAATGTAGACAAACTTCAGGCACGTTATCCTGGTGGTAGTTTCGATGTTCACAAATCTGAGAATCGTAAGGAGGGTGATCTTTAATGGATGGTGCAGTACACGCTTGGAATTCAATGAGTTACTTCGACGGTTTCCTTTTTACCGTCTGGATCGCTGCTCTCTATATTGGTAAACTTAAGATTGATCAACGGTTTGCTCGTCGCACTGTTTATCGTGTTAAACTAGAGGATAAGGAGTAATCCTTCTCCGGGGTTATAGCTCAGTTGGTAGAGCGCCTGCTTTGCAAGCAGGATGTCAACGGTTCGAGTCCGTTTAACTCCATTCTAAATACTTAGAAAGTCTAAGTCAAATGGCATTTGAACCGTCAGAGGGATTATATGCTGGATTATCATTTGTTTCCACTGCTGATCTACAAGCATCTAGAAATGACGTTGGTAAATTCAAAGAGTTGTATTTTGTTGCTCTTGAAAACTTAAAGAGTGCTAAAGTATTGGATGCTGCTGGTAATGCAACCAAAAATGGAATGATAGGGATTATCGATTTAGAAACCTCATCCAAAAAACCAGAGGATATTTACGGGGATCTTGCGGCATCTATTTCTGCTGTATTGGGAACGAGATCAAAACTTAGAAAAGATAAAGTCCCTTCAAAAGTATACTTGACTGGTAATAAATGGCATCCTGATGTCGAACCTTTCAAAGTAAAGGCATTTGGGATGGCAGATTATAATTCTTCAGATGTTATTTTAAAACTTAATGGTAATGATTTTGTTGGCATTTCTTTAAAGAAAAAACCAAAAGCAAATGCCCCTAGTCCAACTCTAATTAATAACGCTTTCTCAGCATATATTAGTGGTCCAAAATTTAAAAAAGTTCTTGATAAAATTAATGATCATAGAATAAAATATTTTGCTGGACTTATTAAAGAGGCATGTGGACCTGGAGGACCTTTACAGAGATTTGCGGTATCTGGAAATAAAGAAATCAGTAAATTGAATCCAAATAATATATCAGACGCTAAAGTTTTGTGGGATATGCGTGTGATTAGAAACAAAGGTGGTGGAAAGATTGAAAAAATTCCTTTGATTAATTTGAAATCAGAGGCTGATCTGCAGGATCCAAACGGATTAATTAAAGCAAGTGGGGCAACACCGTCGCAAGAGAGTTTTAGAAAATTTGTTAATCAAAAACTTCAGAGTTCTCCTGGAAAAATAAATCCACTTTTCAAAGGATTTCTTGATGCAATGAATGATCCTAAGGTAAAGGATAGTCTTGCGGATATTTTGTTAACAAGAACTTTAAAACTAAATCTTCTAGATGTGTTAGAAATCTGGGACAAGTACGAGTTTGGATTTTATTTGGTTGAAGGTGTAGGCACAGTTAGTAAAGATCTTTCACCTAATGTTGGAGGTGCAAATGTTTTAGAAATAAACAGTATGATGATTGCCATGGCTAAGTTATCAAAACAAGAGACAAAGTTAGTTTTTGATAGTGATAAAACAGTACAAAAGAATGCAGCAAAAGTTTTCTTCACACTGTCAAAAGGTAAAACACCTATTCTTGAGATTGAACTTAGATACAAAGGAGACTTTGCTGCCTTCCCACAATTCTTTGCAGGTATAACTCCAGAGTTTAAGAAAATGATTAAAGAAGGTGATACTGGAATTTAAAACACTAAATAATGTATAAGGATTATCAATATAAATGAAAAGTTTCTTTCAGTTCCTGAATGAGGCACAATCGCAGGCAAGTATGCAGGCGAATAAATTAAACCTCAAGAGTGACGGACACGGTGGTTGGTTAGACACCCGTGGAAAGTTTGTTGCGACTACTGAAGATGGTAAGTTAAAGTTTGTAGATAAGAAGAAAGCAAAAGGTCCAGAAGAAACAAAGGGACAACCTAGAGCACAAGCAAAACCAGAAGAGAAAGAAAAGAAAGCAAAGGCACCTGAAGATACTAAGAAGAAATCATCTGGTGAAGATGAAGAAGGTGATGTATCTGGAGAGACTACAGAAACTTTAACTGTTGCATTTGGTCGTTTTAATCCACCAACAGTTGGTCATGGAAAACTTCTAGCAGCAGCAAAGAAAGCAGCAGAAGGTGAAGACCTTAAAATTTATCCATCAAGATCACAGGATGCTAAGAAAAATCCTCTTGATCCTGATATGAAAGTTTCTTTCATGAAGAAAATGTTCCCTGACTTTGCAGAGGTTATTATAAATGATGATGAGATGAAATCAATCTTTGACGTATTGGTTGCAGCAAATGAGTCAGGATATAAGAATGTCAATATCATTGTAGG